TTTCAAAAGAGATTTATGACTGTAAGACCCAAAAGATTGAATACCAAGAATCTGATACATTAGATTCAGATTTTAGGTGGGTTGCGCCAAGCAAACCTATAGAAAAAGAAGAAATAGACATTGACAAAGTAAATGCTGAATTAGATCAAATGGCAATCAATCATCTTGAAAAACATTTAGCTAGTCAATTGATATTGATTCAATTTTTCAATGCAGATATTGATTTAAAATCTTTCATAACGAGATGCCACAAAGTCTTAGATGATTACTTGTTGATGTATAATTTCGCAGTGGGATTAGAATGAAACCAGAAAAGATAACAACGTACGGATTGCTAGAAGTTTGCGAGCTTATTTCAGGTACTAGAACGAAAGCGACAGATGGACCTTATTTTATCTATGGTGCTGGTATGAATGCAAAGGGAACTACAGATAAATTCAATTGTGAGAGCGACACAATCCGCTTGACTCGTAAGGGCACTGTTGGTGCTGTTTATTTCCATCGGGATCCATTTTGGATTGATGGAGATAGCTTTAAAGTTGAACCAAAAGAAATGATAGATAAGCGATATTTATTTCACTGGCTGTTGATGAAGCGTGAAGAAATAGAGCAGTACGCAGACGGAGATAATCAACCAGGTTTATCAGTAGCTAGATTGTCAAAATTAACGATTGACGTCCCTGATATGAAATATCAGTTAAAGGTTGTTAAGTTGTTGGATGAAATGAGTGCAGACTTGGAATTCTTTATAG